GGGTCGCTTGTCGCCGCATCACCGAACAGGTGCTGCAGCGCTTGGCGGCTTAAAACCGCGTATTTCAAGCGCAACGTCGACAGGGAAAAACTTGCCCTCCTCCTCCAACTTGGCCCGCCACCAGTCAGCCACAAGGGACCAACCACAGGCGCGCACAATTGGCGTCGGAGAAGGAGAGGGGAGCTTGAGTTTCCCCGGTTTCATAGCCTTTGGTCGAGACGGTTTGTAGTATCCTCCGAGTGCCCAGTACAACTCGTGCGACATACGAGATATATGCGCACGCACCACTCGGTTTGGAACGTAGACGGCCCCCGGAGGGGAAGACTCATGACGATATCCGAGAGGAAAATCGTAACCAGCCTCCACACCGCTACGCACCATCTCAAACTGCCGCGGGTCGGCAGGAGAATAGAATACATCAACACGTCTCGCATACTTGGACGGGTCAGCTGCCCCGAAAAGCAGTGTGTGCAGTTGTGCGCGGACAAGCCCGGGAACGTCGCCAACCCTGTTAGATGGGTGGCCAAGCCCTCCGAGAGCTGCAGGCAACTCTGGAGGGCGCCCAAGCCGTCGAGCCTTGGCGCGCACGTCTTTACACAGGACGCGGGCAACGCGTCGAAGACGCTTCCACTGAGATGGAGCGTAGTTGCCCTTGTCCATGACCCCATTACCGTCTCTCATGAATTGCTTCAGAGGATAAGGGTTGAACCAGTGACACTTGCCGCTGTCACCATCTGCAACGCCAAAGACCTCGCAGAATGTCCAACCCTTCTTACCCCAGAACGACTTCCTCGGATGCAATCCAGAACCTATCGCCTCTACGCGCCGGCGATATTCATCAACTGCCTGCTGCCTGGTAACGGCAACGACGTCATCGCCGCAGATGGCGACGTTCGGACCAAGCGAAAGACAGGCCCATCCATTAAGAAGGCTGAGGATAGTGAACGACAACGGAGTGCCCATAAGGCATCCCCTCTCCATGGGGACACGGACAACATCCTCATTTCCAACCTTCATACGGATGACAGGCAGTTTGAGAACCTCCTGCCATTGTGCTTCGGTGAAAGACTTCCGGTAATATCTCACATGATGCTTCGTCGGCCCAACGCCAAGGGATTGGGCAGCCGCTTCAAGGTACAGGTCGGGGAGACCCGCCTTGCCAAGACCGCGGAGCACGGCCTTAATTGCATCATGAGAGAAACCATCGGTCGCCTTCGTCAAATCAGCACTAAGATAATGCTGATCACCGCGCAGGACCCCTGCGAAACCGCGCACGCGTCCGTCGTCTTCACGCCTCGTCTGGAAATCAACGAGACGCTTATCGTCCTTTCGGAGACGACCGAACACGGCCTTTCGCACAAGGGTACCTGCAGTAAACACGCTGGCAGGAGGGACGGTAATGATACGCACCTTACAGCCCTGCTCACTAATGGGAGTCGCGACGTGGTCAGCCACGTTCTCGTAAGACTCGCCGAGAGTGCCGAAGTTCTCCATCGACAACAAGGTTCCATAACCTTGCAGAACTCCGGGGTACTCACTCTCGTCGAAAGGTCCCCCGCGAACCACTTTGAGCAGCCTATTGAGGAGAGAGTCCTTCCCAGGGAAAGGCTTGCAACGCCTAGCCGCTTCGAGGATCCGACCCTCCATCTCGACCCGGTAAAGGTCGCCATGGAGATCTGCAGAGACAAGCAACCGCAGATATTCGTCGTAACCGCCCTTCGAGCCTGGGCTCTCCACAACAGCGTTCTTGCTGTTAGGTGCATATGTCCAAGTACGATTTCTCAACGTCTTCTTAAACCTTGTAGCAACGGCCGCCTCGATAGACTCCAGAACTGCGGGGTCTGTCCGTATAGGTTTAGAAAGATTTATGGCATGGTTGAACAACCCCTCAGAGACGCGCTTAACACTCGCCTTTGGCAACGCACGCGCCGCCCTGGTGAAAGCCAGGATAACGTGGGCGTCAGCGAGAGCCAAACGTCGAAGCCACCTCTGAATGGGCCTGGGAACCCCCTCAATAAAACTGACATCCCGCTCCGTGAGAGCTACATCACGAAGGGACACGCACAGGTCTTTCACCCTGTCACACATCCAGTCAGTACCTCGGGGACCGCTCCGGGAAACCCAGGAGCGGAAAACCCAGCAACCATGTTGTTGAGAAATACCACAGGCAACGAAACCAGCCCACACAGCCTGCCAAACAGCTGTGTGGGTGTCGACATTCCGCCGACGGGACCCTCCGGCGAGCTTTCGATCGCTCGGAGTGGGACCAACTAAACGGCCAAGAAGGGACGTTGGAAGACGCCTCTTAATGGTTTGCG